ATGCTTGCTGCAAAACAAGATTATGAAAAAACTCCAACGAAGGCACTGGAAAAAGAAATCGCACGATGTAACAACATCCAGATGGCACGAAAGATTCAACTCAACTCTGCTTATGGTGCCATTGGTAATCAGTATTTTAGGTATTATAAACTTGCAAATGCTGAGGCAATTACTCTCTCGGGTCAGGTTTCCATTCGTTGGATTGAGAACAAGATGAACGGATTTCTAAATAAGATTTTACAAACTGAGGAAGTCGATTATGTTGTCGCATCTGACACTGACTCAATCTATCTTAATATGGGACCTCTTGTTGATAAATTTCTTAGTCATAAGTCTGGTGATAAAACAGCAGTTGTTTCCTTACTTGATAAGATCTGCCAAGACAAACTGGAACCATTCATCGAACAATCTTATACGGAACTTGCGGACTACGTTCAGGCATATGAACAAAAAATGATTATGAAACGTGAGAACATTGCGGAACGTGGTATTTGGACTGCGAAGAAACGTTATATTCTCAACGTATGGAATAGTGAGGGAGTTCAATATACTGAACCTAAACTCAAGATGATGGGTATTGAGGCAGTCAAATCTTCAACTCCGGCACCTTGCAGACAGATGATTAAGGATGGTCTGAAGTTGATGATGAATGCAACTGAAGACGATGTGATTGATTTTATTGATCAATGTCGTAAGGACTTTAAGAAACTTCCACCAGAAGAAATTGCATTTCCACGATCAGTATCTGATATTCGTAAGTATCATTCTTCTTCAGACATTTATGGTAAGGGAACTCCTATTCATGCTCGTGGAGCACTTCTTTATAATCACTACATTAAACAAAAGAAACTTGATAGTAAGTATTCTTTGATTAATAATGGTGAAAAGATTAAGTTTCTTTATCTGAAGAAACCAAATATCATTCAAGAGAATGTGATTTCATTTATTCAAGACTTTCCTACAGAACTCGGTCTTGACAAGTACATTGATTATGAATTACAATTTGAAAAGAGTTTTGTAGAACCACTTAAATCTGTACTTGATGCGATTGGGTGGAATGTAGAAAAAACTGTAAACCTTGAACTATTTTTCGGATAATGGACTTTTTAACAGATATTGTAAAAGAGATTGGAGATGACTTCACAAAACTCGCAGCAGACATTGACGAAGCAGAAACTTATGTGGACACGGGTTCTTACATTTTTAACGGACTCGTTTCAGGTAGTTTATTTGGTGGTGTATCTGGGAATAAGATTACTGCCATTGCTGGGGAGTCTAGCACTGGAAAAACTTTTTTTAGCCTCGCAGTGGTTAAGAATTTTCTGGACTCTAATCCTGATGGATATTGCCTGTATTTTGATACTGAGGCAGCTGTCAATAAGTCACTCCTAGAAAGTCGTGGAATTGATCTGAATCGCACGGTTGTTGTGAATGTTGTGACTGTTGAGGAGTTTCGCAGTAAGGCACTCAAGGCAGTAGACATTTATTTGAAAAAAGCAGAAGATGAACGCAAACCCTGTATGTTTGTGTTAGACTCTCTAGGTATGCTTTCGACTGAGAAGGAAATCAACGACGCACTCAACGACAAGCAAGTTCGTGATATGACAAAATCACAACTGATCAAAGGTGCGTTCAGGATGTTGACACTCAAGTTGGGGCAGGCTAATATACCAATGATCGTTACCAATCACACTTATGATGTCATCGGTGCTTATGTTCCTACTAAAGAGATGGGTGGTGGTTCTGGTCTTAAGTATGCTGCCAGTACCATCATTCATCTCAGCAAGAAGAAAGAGAAAGATGGAACAGAAATTGTCGGAAATCTTATTAAGGCAAAGACTGCTAAGTCACGTTTGAGTAAGGAGAATAAAGATGTCACTATTCGTTTATTTTACGATAGTCGTGGTCTTGATCGGTATTATGGATTACTTGAGTTGGGGGAAATTGGTGGACTTTGGAAGAATGTTGCGGGTCGGTATGAGATGACCGTTGATGGTGAGACTAAAAAAGTTTATGCCAAAGCAATTCTAAAAGAACCTGAAACTTATTTTACTCCAGAAGTAATGGAGAAACTAGACCAAATTGCAAAGACTGAATTCTCATATGGAACGAATTGAACAAACTATTCTTAGAAACCTTGTATTTAATGAAGATTATGCACGAAAAGTTATTCCATTCATCCAACCCACATACTTTGAGCAACGCACTGAAAAAATAATCTTTCAGGAGATTGTTCATTTTATCGTCAAGTATGGATCTTCAATTACGATTGAGGCACTAAATATTGAGGTTGAGAATAGGACAGATCTAAACGAGAGTGAAATTAAGGAATCAAGGGAAATTTGTAATTCACTTAATGACTCTCCAGTAGATCATCAATGGTTGTTAGATTCCACTGAAAAGTGGTGTCGTGACCGTGCGATTTATCTTGCTCTGATGGAATCTATCAGTATTGCTGATGGGCAGGATGATAAACAGAATCGGGATGCAATTCCAAGCATTCTTTCTGATGCACTGGCAGTTTCATTTGATAATAATATTGGACACGATTACTTCGAAAACTTTAAAGAAAGATATGACTTCTATCACACGAAGGAGGATAAGACTCCATTCGATCTCGAATACTTTAACAAAATCACGAAAGGTGGTTTACCTAACAAGACTCTTAACATCGCGCTTGCTGGTACAGGTGTCGGCAAGTCTCTATTCATGTGCCATGTTGCTAGCTCCGTGTTGCTCCAAGGACGGAACGTTCTCTATATTACAATGGAGATGGCAGAAGAGAAAATTGCTGAACGAATTGACGCCAACCTTCTCAACGTCCCAATCCAAGATCTGACGGATCTTCCTAAGTCAACTTTTGAAAACAAAGTAACTAAGTTAGCAGCAAAAACTCAGGGCAAACTTATAATTAAAGAATACCCGACAGCATCGGCACATAGTGGACATTTTAAAGCACTTCTTAATGAACTTGCACTTAAGAAGTCATTTAGACCTGATATTATTTTCATTGATTACCTTAATATATGTGCTTCCTCCAGGTATAAGCAAGGTGGGTCTATCAATTCATATAGCTATATCAAGTCTATTGCAGAAGAACTTAGAGGACTGGCTGTTGAAGCAAACGTACCTATCGTTTCTGCCACGCAGACCACTCGTTCTGGTTTTGCTAGCTCTGATGTTGACCTTACTGACACTTCTGAGTCCTTTGGCCTCCCTGCTACTGCTGATCTTATGTTTGCCCTTATTTCTACAGATGAGCTTGAGGGGATTGGACAAATTATGGTGAAGCAGTTGAAGAATAGATACAATGATCCAACAGTAAACAAAAGATTTATTGTTGGTATCGATCGTGCCAAGATGCGTCTTTATGATTGTGAGCAGACTGCACAAGACAATATACTTGACTCTGGACAAGAAGAGGAGTATAATTACGAAGATAAACCTAAGAAGTCATTTGACGGATTCAAGTTTTGATTTACTATACAGTATATGATAGTAAAGGAAATAAGATTGCTGATTGTGGAAACGAAAAAGATGCCAAATGGTTAGCAGAGTGTCGTAAAGGCACTTTCAAATCTAATCGTTTGGAGTGGAAAGAAACAGTCACTATTGAACCTTTAGATCCTCTAAAGATTCCTTCTATCAAAATTGAGGGTCAAGAAATCCCTCTACAGCAAAAATTACCAGACACACAACAACAACCTTTGGACTTATGAGTAAAATTGATTTTGAACGTTATCAAAAATTTGTGGATGCTGTTACTAGCGACGCCTCTACTGATTTTGTTGCCCTTAGTGATCGTCTTGTCGAACTTGACGAAAAGGGTGCCAATATTGAACGACTTCTTACTGCTGGCGTTGGAATCAATGCTGAGGGTGGTGAGTTTCTTGAAATCATCAAGAAGATGGTTTTTCAGGGAAAACCTTGGGACGACCATAACCGTGAGCATCTTATTATTGAACTCGGTGATCTTATGTGGTATGCTGCTCAAGCCTGCATGGCACTCGGTGTTTCATTCGATGATGTGATTGCACGTAATGTCAAGAAACTAGAAGCACGATATCCTGGTGGTGCATTTGATGTATACTATTCTGAGAATCGTGCGGAGGGAGACCTGTGACCTGTGATTAAAAAGTATTATCTCAAAGACCTCGATGTTTCACAACTTCCACTTCCTGTAAGAGAACAAATTAACAGAGGATGGGGGGCAGATTGTGCTCCAGTTGAAATGGTTGGTTATTTAGAGAACCGTATAGAACCATTTCAACATAGTAACGGTTACAAACCGGGAGAGTATTTTACAATGTGGATTTTATCTGCTGATCACAAAATTTTTTCTAATGAATCATCTAATCGTTACTGGTTTTGTGTGGTCAAAACACCATGGGTATCACCACGCATCGACAAATATCTTGAAAACATTCTAATTACTAAGGAGGGAGACCTGTGAGTGAAGAAAAGAAAGTAACATTAGAACTGTCTGTATATCAGGCAGCAGCAATTCGTCAATCACTTTTTGCTGACACTAAACTATATACATATGGTGATGCGTGTCCCGAACGAGTTTATCAGATTCGTGAAGCAATCGTTCAGATTGATAATCGACTTGGAGAAATTCTTAAAGAGGAGTAATGTATACAATCATTAACTACTTGACAGCATTTTGGTCAGTGGTTATAATGAATTGTATACAACCCGTTAACTGGCAGTATTGTTATCGGGTTGACCAGTGGTTAATTCCAGATATTCAACAAGGATGGAAATACTATACTGGTGAAATAAGTCCCTATCAAAATGAGAAGGACTATCTTAAGGGGTTATAGCTCAACGGTAGAGCACCTGCTTTGCAAGCAGGGGGTTACGAGTTCGAATCTCGTTAACTCCATCTAAATATCTGTAAACGTCGGTGGAGCGTATTCCTATGGCAATTACAATTCCAGCATCTGCAGAGAAAACTTTTGAAAAAGTTATGGATGCATTGGGTGGAGAAGATTACTCTTATTATCTCTTTGATGTAAAGAATGTCAATGAGAGCGAGAGGGCAAAGAAAGTTGTTGAAATGGTGGTCTACGTACCACAGGCACAGAGAGTAACGGCAGCTGGTAGGATACAAGCAGCTCTTAGTAGGGATAATGTTACTGCCGAGATTTTAGCAAAAGAAACTGAATTGAATGTTTATTTGATTGGTGATGTAAAAAAATACGTCAGACTTAATGTTAAACCAAATGGATCAAAGGGATCTGGTGGTGGTGCTGCTGCAACAGCAATTCAAGAAGCAGCACAATGTGTATATGCTGCTATGAGATATTATTGTGGTGATAAAGAAGTCTATACTGAGGAAGACCTCAAGTGTGGTATGAAACACGTTGATGTGGGTGGCACAAAATTAGAAGACATTATGGGTCTTCCAAAAGAATGGAAAGAAGGATCGATGAAGGGAGCAAATGAAATATTTGAAAAAGTTGGTGCTGGAAAATATAAGTTTGTTAGAGGAGATAGACTTCTTGATGATGGGTCTATTAAGAAAGCATTTGGTAGAGTGAAAGGACAAACTAATCTTTCTTCAGAAGATAAATGGAATCCTGCTGATATTTGGATGGTAAAGGAGTCTGAAGTCGATTCAATCAGGAAACATTTGGATGGAGAGAATACTATTGATTGTTTGAATAATGCACTTCTTCAATTGTTTAACGAACAAAAGTTAATGGGCATTTCTCTCAAAAAGATTGAGGGTGATGCAAAAATGGATATTAAAAACAATCAATCTGCTGCTGTTAGAAAGGCAAACGAAAAGGCAAAGTTTGTAAAATATGATCTTACTTTTTTATCCTCTATGGATGTCTATCTTTATTATGGTCCAGGAACTTTTGAAAAATTTCAAGCAAGAAATTTTGGTGGATCTTCAAAAGGAGATTGGAAATTGGAACTAAAAGGAAAATCTGCTGCCCAGGGAAAAATTCAAGGCACAGTTCTTATTGAACTTTTAAAAAATGCTGGATTCACAAATATTTCTCAGTTCAAAATTCCAACTTGGGCAGAGTCTGATCCAAACGCACGTAACGCAGGAGATATTACAACAGAAATTTAT